ACCTATACCAGCTTCAGCATATATTTCTTGCATTTTAGGCTTTAAAGAATTTGTTACATATGTACTCCAGGTAACTCCTTTTGCAGGGTCAAAATTATTTATAATTGGACCAAGTCTAGAATTAATAGCTTCTAATACTTTGTTTCTTGGTATTGTACCTGCTTCTGTACTAAATCTAACAGCTTCTAAGTATAAATTTTGATTACTATCTATTAAAGCTTGTTGAGCTTGATTTTGAGCAGCTTGGCTAGCATTAGGATCTTTTATTGTTTCAAGTAATGTTTCGTTTATACCATCAGCAGAGTCATCTACTTCTATATCTGTTTCTTCTACAGCTTCATCAGTTCTTCTAGTTGGTAAAACACTCATACCTACTGTTTGTGATTTTTCTTGTTCAAAAGCAGCTTTTTCTTCTACAACTATTTCGCCTAATCTACTATTTATTTCATTTACTCTATTTGTATCTTCTTGAGTTAAAGCAGAATCATCAACTTGTTTTATTTTTTGTTGTAGTTTATTTTTTTCTATCAATAAACTAGCTGCTTCAACATTTTCATTTAATCCTAGTGGTTTTAATTGTTGAGATGCTTGAGTTATATTTCTAAAATTTTCTTGTATATTATCAGCTTGTTCTTGATTTATTTTACCTAATTCTAAATCTTTTGTAACTTGTTGATCTAATATTGTTTTAGCTTTTGGTGTTTGTGCTATTTTTAATTCTTCTAATCCACTAACAGGTTTAGATAAATCTACAGGTGTAGAATAAACTTCGGTTATATTATTAACATTAAAATTAGGATTAACTTTAGCAAGACTTTTGTTTATTTTATTAATAGCTACAGCTTCTTGAATACCGTTTTTAACTTGCATTACATTTATAGGACCAGCATATGTAGCACCACCACCAACACCTTGTATAAAAGCATCGTTAACTCCTTCAAACGGATCTTTACCGTTTATCATGTTTTGAGTTATTTGTGTAGCAACTTCTTCTATACCTTCACCTAATGCACCTGCTGGAGCTCCTGCTTTTTTAAGAGCTTGTTCATACATTTCAATTAACCCGTTTCTAAATACTTTTTGTCCTTGTTGTCTACCTTCTTTCAGTAATATATCTTTATATACTTTACCTAAAGTTCCACTACCAATAGCAGAAAAAACTGTTTCAGCACCTGCTAAACCTATTGCTTTAGCTGTTAAATCAAACTCACTAGCACCTGGATTTTCTTCTCTTAATCTTCTAAGTTCAGGTCCTAAAAACATAGGGGTTGAACCAGCGGCTAATTTAGGTATACTTGTAGCTGCTCCACCCATCATCATGCTCATGCTTACAGGCGCACTTTCAGCTAAACCACTACCTAGCTGTTTAAAACCATCTGACCAATTGCCTTTTTTAAAGTTTTCATAAATACCTTGAGTATCATAATTTTCATTATTCCAAATAGTTTGTTCTTTACCTAGCTTTTCGGTTTCTTCTTGATAAAACTCTAACAAAGGATTTGTTATACCAAACTCTTTTTTAAATTTTTCAGAACTTAATTCGTATTCTTTAGGTAAAATACCAGCATCTACTAACCAGTTTTGTGGTGTAGAAAATATATCATAAAAACTCTCACCTAAACCAAACATCATTTCACCTAATGTTGTACTACCTTTAGCTAAATCTACAGTTACTAATTTTTCTAAATAAGATTTTTTAGCTACTTTATCTTTTTCAATTTGCTCTCTATTAGAGCCGCTTCTTAAAGCTGCGTTATGATCTTCAATAGCTTTATTTAACTGAATTAAAGTATCGTTATACATTTTAATTCTATTAGGAGCATCCATGGCATCCATTTCCATATCACCTCCAGATATTTTAATTAAATCAGCTTCTAATTTATTTATATTTTCTTGAGAACTTTTAAAATCATATTTAGGTCCAACTTCAACCATTTCTCTAAAATAAGTTTGTGGGTTGTCGTATTCTTCTGGTATATTTATTTTTTCAAAATCTATATTTGTTGGAAAACTATAACTACCATCATTAACATATTGTTTATAGGCATCGTTAATAGCTTTGTCTAATTTTTCATTTTCATCTATTGGCTCAGTAGCAGATTCAATAGTTAATTTTATAGGCTTTTCTTCTACAACTTCTTCAACTTCAGGCTGAGGATTTTCTTTTCTCCACTCTTCTAATCTTCTTGTTCTTTCTTTGTCAGATATGTTTTGAGGTAGAGACAGTGCAAATTCTTCTTCTGTCATTTAATTTTATTTACGTGGATTTCTTTGTAAAAAAGCTTGAGCTTGTTTTTTCTTGCCTTCTTCTAAATCAAACACAGCTGCGTCAGCTTGTACTGTAGGTATTTGATTAGTAGTAAATTGTTTTAAATAGTTATTCATAAAATACTCTTTGTATTTTGTCATGAATAATTCTTTTTTATTTTGCTGTAGTGGTAAATCTTTTTCATAAGACCAAGCTACAAAACCAGCATTAGCATTTTGCGCCATCTGATCATCTTCAGAAACACTAGTATCAGCACCAATAAATACGTTCCATGCTGCAACCACTGACTGTTCAGAGCTTAATAAACCAGCTACTTCAGCATTTATAAATGGAGTTACTTTTCTTTCAATTTTATCTAAATCATATTTAAGTAAGTTTCTACCTTTACCCATACCTATATCTATAATTTCATAATCGTAACTACCATCGGAGTTTTTTAATACAAACTCATCTGCTATTTTAGCTCCAGGCATTAATTCACCTGTTTCCGGGTTAGTTGAATTACCTGCCATTACGCCAACTTCGCTTAATAATCTTAGCATGTCTGCATTTATATCTGGAGTTTCAGCCACCATATCTGTATTAGAAGCAATTAGAGCATCCAGAGACTCACTATTTATTACAAAAGGTTGTTCTAGCATAGGACCTTCAAAAACCATCTCTTGACTTCCGTTTGAATTTAAGTGTAAAGATATATTATAACCATCGTTTTTTGCAAAAGTAGGTTTACCTGATAATATACTATAAGCTACAGCGTATTTATAATCTTGATTAACATCATAATAATTATCTTCTGTAACGCTTAATTGTGATCCTATATTGCTAATAAAATCCATAGATTTTTGAGGCGCATCCATTAAGTATTTTAATTGTTGATTTTCTCTATAACAAGTAGCGTCAACACAATCGTTGTTTTGTATAGCTGTTTTTAGCTTAGCGTAAACCTTACCAGTGCCTTCATAAGCGTTATCTAATAATCTAAAATTATAATCAGCTTGACTAGCAATATATTGTTTATTATAACCAAGCGCGTTACTCTTGTTTAGTTGTTTTATAAACAGATTAATTTTTATATTTTTATCTTCCATTATAATTTATTTATTAATCAAAATCAGCTGAACCTAATAAATTAGCTGCTGCACCAATACCTCCTGTAAAAGCCGCTGTAGCATCTGCGCTTGCTTGAGCTGCCGCACCTCGTAAAGCACCTATTTGATTAGCTAATCTATTTAATTGTTGCATTTCTCTTTGTTCTCTTTGAGTAAATACAAATTGATCACCAGCAACTTCTGCTTGTTGTATTCTTTGAGCTTCTGCCATTTGTTGTCTTTGTAGTGACGCTTCGCCTTGAGCTCTTGCTTTTTCGTTTGCAACTTCTTGTGATTCAATACTAGCAGCAACACCTTTTTTAGCTTGTAAAGCAGCTTGTGCTAATGCAGTTGCACTACCAGCGCCACCACCTGTAGCTCTAATAGTATCTAAAGTATTAGCTAAAGCTATATCTGATTGTTCTATTTGCATTTCAGCAGCTTGCGTAGCAACCGACAAGCTAGCAAAAGGATTAGACAACATTGAACTTAAATCAGTTACGTTTTCATAAGGATTTATTATTTGTTGTCTATTATTTTCTAGTCTATTTAATTTACTTTGTAATCTGCTTGCTTCACGCTCTCTACGTCTAGCTTCACGTTTGGCTCTACTTGAGCCAAATATTCCGCCTACGACACTAATTGCACCGCCTATAATTGCACCTGTTGCTGACATAGTTTATTTTTTTATTATTTTATTGATAACCATTATTTGCTATATATTCACTTCCAACAGCAAACAACTCTTTTTCACCTCCAACATCTGTTACCGAGTCTGTTGCTATTGTTACTGTTGCAAAAAATCCTTTAATACCTGACATAGATGAGCCAAAAGCTATTTCACCTGAAGCAGCGCTGCTATTGTTTATTAAATTTGCAACATATTTATTTTCTTTTCTATTAAAACCAGCGTAGTTAAAAGGAAGCACAATCGCTGATGTACCTGTGTTTGCAGGAGTTGCTGAGTCATAAGTTCCTTGAACATAACTATATATTAAAGCGCTTGTATCTTGAAAATCAACCCAGTTGTTATTAGAGTAATTTAAATTTTTACCTGTTAAATCTGAAACAAAACTATTTATTTGCCAACCATTACTTCCTTCATAATCAACAGTTTTAAAGTTTTTAGATCTTGACACTGCTGGGTTAAAAACAAACGTAATAGAACTAGGTTTTATTGAACCACCATCATTAGGATAGAACTTGTTTCTAACACCCGCTAAAGAATAATGCTCATATAAAGAACCAAATTTTACGCTATAAAACTTATTACCTAAACTAAACATGTGATCTGGTTTATAAGTAAAAAAGCTAGTCCAACCTTTAATATTTTCGTCCCATGTTAATGTTTCATAACCTTCTTCAAATGTAAATTCATTTTTGCCTGATTCTTGAGTAGATAAAACATATTGTTTATTATAAATATCCCAACCTCCTATTATTTTACCTGGAACTCCTGCTACATTTATATCTGTTCCTAATCTGTCTCTAAAATAATCTATCATATTAGCTGCTGATATTTCTTGTATTTGACCACCAACTAGTTTTAATATTACATTATTATTTTTATCAGAAAAATATTTTGCTGTTCCATAAAAAGCAAAACTCTGAGGATCTTTACTAATACCATATTTACCTGGAAAAGGAACTATTTGACCTATTACTAAGTTTTGTTGTGTAACAGCTGTTCCAGATCCTTCTGCAGAATATATAGCGTCTTTATTTATTAAAGCTTTATTTATTTTTAATTCTTGAAATATAGTTAAATTAGTATTTTCTGCATGAAGTTTTTGTATTGAACCATTTGATGGATTTAATGATTTAACTATATTGTCACCAACTGAAAAAACATTTGTTTCATTAATACCTGTTCTAGAATTAAATATACCAGAGTATATCATACTGTTACCTCTTACAGAACTGTTTGGCTCTTCTTCTACTAAATAAGCTTTAGCTCCAAAAGATACAGTTGTATTATTATAACCACCATTTATTCTTGATTCTTCAATAACCCAGTTGTTACCTACATCTGCATTTGTAGAACTAGGATAACCACCTTTATCTGCTGGTATACCATTAGAACCGTTCCAAACAGGTATATCACCGTAGCTTGGACTAGTTATATTAGCATTAACTTTCTTTAGAAGGAATGTATTAAAGTATTTAACTTCTACAATAGCAGCCATATTATTATTATTACTTGTTTTTTAAAGATTTTAAGAACCGTTACACAGTGTTTGAGTTATTGGTTGCTGCACAAAGCCAGCAGTTATAGCAGCAGCAGACATACTTCTAGCACAAACAGTATATATAGAACCATTATTTATTATAGTTCCAGTTGAAGCTGTAGCATCGCCTAAACAATCAGTATAAACAAAACTACCTAAATTAGCTCCATCATTAGATGAGTTATATAAAAACGTATAACAAAAAGTTCTATCTATAACTAAATTAAAATTACAAGTAGCTATTGCTCCTCCAGCATCTTGAACTGTTGCCACGCATACATATGTTCCGTCAACCATACTAACTGGAGGGTTACCTCCTTGAAAATAAAATCTTCCTCGCCAGTTTAATACATTTATTCCTTGATCTATTTGTACATCACCAGTACCACTAGGCCCATAATCAATACCGCTTTTAGTCACTGTTATTGACCACGTTAAATCTTTATAAGTGTTACCACCTAGTGCATTAGATCCATTTTGAGCGTTTAACGTGTGGAAAGTTCCACTACCACCACCACTAGTTCCTGGCACATAAGTAGCTGGATTAACACAACTTATTATTGTTGGATTAACGTTTTGAAGTGCAACTGGTCCTTGACTAACTATAGTTTCAACACCTGAAGGGTGGTTTATTTTAAAATTAAATAAATATGTTTGACTAGTAGTGTTTTGATTACTATAATATAAAAAGTCTTGAGTTTTTACATTATAACTGCTAGATGCTGAATTTGTTACTAAAGCAAAGCTAGAAGTAACATCATTAGGTGGTTCATTATAATCTAAAACACTTTCTAATTCTATTTGAGGTGGAACAGTAGCCGCATACGAAACATTATTACCAAACTGATCAACTATTGTAAAATTACTAGTTAATATATTGTTATTATTACCTAAAGTTTCTAAAAATGTTCCTGTGTAATCAAAACCACTTATACTAACTGAATCATTTATACCTCCTAAAATAGCAGTATTTAACTCGCTTATTAGTCCCGTGCTTGTAGTTTCCCAAAATATATCTAAATTTGAATCTACAGCATCTGTTTCCATTACAGCTAGTTGAGGCATATTTACAAGCCTAGGTACTGTAAGAGACGTTGAATTAGCATTTCTAAATGGTGTAGGTGAAAAAGTTATTACATCACCATTTGATGGAGTACAAGCAACACCGCTCGGATTATTAATATTTACTACACTACCTACAACATTTACAACTGTGCAGCCTTCAGGTATTCCTTCACCAGAAATTTTTTGACCTGCAACTATAACATTTGAAGGAACAGATCCTGGAGATACAGTAGTTGTATCTACTCCAAAAGTAGTTGCTGTATTATTAGCGCCATCAGCCTCTATAGTTACTAAAACCGCTTGTATACCAAATTGACCTGAAGGTGTGTTTATTCTTGCTATTAAAGGATCTGAGTCAACATTGTAAAACTCAGTAGGAGCAGAGTAATTAACATTATTAATACCATTAAATAAATCATCATCTGTAGCTATAGCGCTTACAATAGGCGGTAATAATCCAGGGTAATATTGTTTATTATTAACATCAACAGTACTACTGTTTAAATTTTCTACTCTACCGTGTAGTATTACACTACTTCTAAATAGTTTTTGTTCAGGACCAACTTCTGTTAAATCTCTAGGTACTTTATTAATATTGTCATTTATTAATACAGCGTGAGATGTTTTACCTAGCTCTTTGTTTATATTTTCTGGATAAGCAGCCATAACACCAGGTAAATATACATTGTAATATTCTTGCTCTGTTTGTTTTACTACAATTTTATAAGAATACCAACCAGTTGGATTGTAATCAGTACTTGTTGTATCGCTATTATATAAACCAGTAGTTGATCCACTTATAGGATCATTAAACAAAACTTTTAATGAGTTGCCTAAAAAAGTTCTAGCAGCAACATTGCTATCAATATACGGTGAAAAAACTGTAGAACCTAAATAATTTTTATTATTAAAACTAACTGAATTATCTGTAGATGATAAAACAACAGTAGATTGTCTTCCATATCTATCAGATAAAACTACACCTACTTGATAATTTCTATTTTGTTTTAATGAAGAATTAGGATATTCAACAGAAGATGTAGTATAACTAGTAGGATTACTATTACTAAAAGTTAAAACAGTATTATCAGGTAAGCTTTGAGTTAAATTATTACTTATAGTTAGTGTTGAGCCGATATAAGATACTACAACTGTACCCACAGGAACACCTGGGTTACTAGCAATAACAGTCATTCCATTATTTATAACACCTGTTATTGTGTCTATAGAAAAATTATCAACTGTTGCTCCTGTAGCTCCATTGACCAGCGCGCCGCCAGTACCAATATTAAATTCTGTTTTTTCACTAACACCTACATTGTAATTTATTGTAGAAGGCGGATTGTGTTTGTTTTGAAAATTAGCATAAACAACTCTATTACTTATAACTTCTTGACCTAATGCTTTTACAGGAACTACATCATAAGTTCTGGTTGTTTCGCTTGAAGGCAAAGTTTTAATTGGTTTAGTACTTTGATACTCATATTCAAAAACATTTGGATCACCAAAAGTTAAAACTGTATTATTTGCTAAGGTTTGAGCAGTAGATAAAATAACTGTGGTTCCATCAAAACTTACAACAGTAGGGCTATTAGCTATACCTGTGCCTGTAACTAAAGCACCAACTCTTATACCACCTGTGACAGTATCTACTGGAATATTAGTAACACCAGCAGGTGTTCCATTAACTTGAGCAGTACCTGTTTGATTTTGTATTTTTGATATTGAAACGCTATCAATTACGTTTATATTGTTTGTATCAGACTCTTTATATAAAATATCTATTTCTTCTACTTTTAAAACACTTTGCATTTGAGTAGAGTTATAAGGTAATGGTATTCTAAGTAAAATTTTATTTACTTTGTTTTCCATAAACTCTACAGTTGTAGTTCTATAAGTATCTTCTTCATCTTGAATATCTAGTATTGGAGAATTATTTTTATAACTAGAAAGAGAACTATCATTTACTTTATACATAAAATACCCGTCTTGTTTTGGTATAAAACAATCTTGGGTAAATGGAGACATTATAGAATATTCACCATCAATAAATTTAAACCTATAACCAAACCTTACAAATTTATCATGTAAAAAATCACTATCACCATTATAGTTTATTTCATAATATTCATTGTAATTAAATATAAATTGAGGATTATCCGTAGTAGTAAGCGTAGGTATAATATTAGCTAATATAGTTACATTGAAATATGTTCCACCGCTTGTAACATTACTAACAACTGCTGTAGTTTTATAAAAAACACCATTTAATATATATGCTATAGTTGCACCTATTATTAAATCACCTTCAAATGAGCTTTTTAATATTCTTAATGTAGTTGATGCAGTGCTATAATTATTAGATAAATAACCAATACCACCATCAGGATAATGTTTACTAAAAACATCATATAGTGTTGTTTCATAATTAGTGTTAGATACCGCTACATCAGAAGCAACTCTATATAATTCAATAGTTTTATAAGGATTATATTTAGCTACAGATATTTGATCTTCTGTAGTATAATAAGTAACTCCATTTACTAAAGCTAATGATACATTTATTTTTCTTGGTTGATTTCTATTATCTGTAAAAAATAGTAATTCTTCTAATATATTAACACCTGTTATTGGAAAAAGTGTAGAAAAATTTAAAAAATCACCTTCAACTAATATAGAGCCTACTGAACTAACAGCGTCATACATTACTATAAAAGAAGATTTATCTGCTCCAGGTGAAACTTTATAATCACTACCAGTATTATCTGTTAAAAATAAAAAAACTCTATTATTTATTTCATCAGTGCAATAACCTATAGAAAATAAGTTATCATTATTACATAGTTGTCTAAAATCAAAAGATAAAATGTTTCCTAAAGTATTTTCTAGCGCACCTACATTTTGGCCTTCAGATTTGCTTATCTGAGTATTAATTGCGTTTCTATATTCTCCATTAGGTATTAATCGATCATCAAGATCTTTATTCATTCTACCTTTTAGAAAATTATTAATTACTTTTGCCATTAAATTTTAGTGTTTTATCCACTTAGACTTACCGCGCATAATCTGCGTAAACTCTTGTAGTTTAATATTAGATAATCTTATTTTAGCATTACGCAAAGCAGCGTATCTATCTTTTTTATATCTTTGTACTAAATATTCTGGTTGATTAGCTCTAGTTGAAACAATATTGTATAATATACTTTTATACATTGCTTCTTCAGCCATTTTAGGTATTTTAGTATCTAAATCATAAGCAAGTCCATCTGATATATACTCTAATACGACTAGCTTGTCTACTAAATTACTAGAAAAAGTAAACTTACCTTCTCTTTCATTAATACCAAACCAACCATTTGCTTGTGATAAAGCTGGGTCTAAACCATATAATCTACCCCAGTTCCATGGTCCATTTAAACTATATAAGTCTGGATTAGCAAAACCGTAATAATCAAAATCACGATACCACTCACCAGTTAATAATTTAGTATTAGCTTTTTTCCATCTTTCTTCTGTTATAGATGTTCCTTCTAAATTTTCACCAAAATTATCTTGAGTTGGAACAGAGTCACTATCTTGTATAAAAGTATAATAAGGATCAGTTGTTAAATTATTAGCCGGATACAAAGGTCTTTTAACACCTAATTGATCTATATAACAAAAACTTACATAGTTAACATAATCTTGTGGTATTATTAAAGATAATGTAGAGGGTATAGTAAGCTCTGATGATTTAATGCTTTTTAACGTATCATAACTAAATTCTTGCAAACTTCTTTTAGCAAAAAATACTACATCAGATTTTTTACATGTTTGTATAACTTTACCGTCACCTACATAACCAACCATAAAATTATTAATAACATCGTTTAGTTTTACATACTCATAGCCACCATAATTATCTTCTACAGCTTCACCGTAAGCATCGTTGTTACCATATTTACCACCATCTAATTTTTTTAATTGAACTACAATAAATGCATTAGCACCTGGACTACCAGTAATAGTAATTGTATTATTAGCTATAGTATAAGCAGATACATATTCAGTAAAACTTCCTGGTAAACCTGTAGCGCTAGTATATAATTTAAAATTATTTAAAGCATATAATTCATTATTAGGGTCCCAAGCATTAGTACCTCCAAATACTAAGTCTGTATCAAAAGTAGTAGTAAATGATTGACCAGCTGTATTACCAGCATCACCTCTAAAGCCTTGCGCGCCTTGATAATATTGTGCGTTAGTTTCTGTTATTTGTGACATTATGATTTTTCGTTTTGTTCAACTTTCATTGCTTCTTGAGTAGCTGTTTGAATTATAGTTGGATCATTTATTATTACACCAGCATATTTTAAAATACCTGTAATTATATTTGTTTGTTCTGATATATCTAATTCAAAATCTATTGATGTACCAGCATTATAAACATATTGACCTACACTACCAAGAGTAAATTTCCACTCAGGTTCAGTAGGTTTAAATAAACAATTTATATTTAAGTTGTTAGGTTGTGGTGATACTTTTATTAATACAGATCCTCCAGTTCCTCCTGATTTAGTAAAACATAAAGGATATTGTTTTGTTGGTGCTGTTAATTTAGATCTAGTTATTTTTTCAAAATCACTTTTACTTGTTAATTGAGTTATTGAATCAAACTGTGGTTGACCAGTATATGTAGATATAATTTCCCCTAACTTATAAATAGTTCCAGCGCCTGTATATTCCCAACCTAGAATACCAGCACCAGCGTTATAAGTAAAAGCAACACTCTTTTCAAAAGGATATAATTTATATGAAATATCTTTAAAGACATTGAAGAACTCAGTGTCGTTTTGTGTGTTTTTTTGATTTTGACGGTTTACTTGATTACCATCAGGAAAATATGAATTAAATATTTCTTCTTGCACCTGTGTAGCTAAAGCATTAAACTCAGTTGGAGTTACATAGCCTCTTTGTTCTTTGTTTAATATGTACAAGACTGTAGTGTATACTGTGTTTATATTTACCGCCATTATATTTTTTTATTATAATACAGAGGTGACATAATGTCACCCCTATATTATTATCACTTGTTAATTTAGTTTTTTATCTATAGATTTATAGATTTCAACACCTTCATCAGTTTTTAAGAAAGATGCAAACGCCGAGTATGGATTTTCATCAAACGGCACGTTCATTAACTTTCTATTATTTGATCCCCAATAAAATGTTCTTTGGTCTTGAGATAAAATAATAATACCTGCTTCTTCAGCTCTAATAGCTAAATTTCTAAGCATTACATTTTCATCTTTAGCTAATTCAATAAATAACTTTGGATTTCTTTTAGCAAATAAAAGTAAATCTCTTTTTATTTCTTTAGAACTCATTAAACCAACTTTTGAACCTAACTCAACTCTCATTATTGCTTCTGCTTGATCAATATCAATTGTTCTAGCAGCATTTAAAGCATCAATTTCCCACTCAATAGTTTCAAGCTCATCTTCTGCTTCTTTAATTGGTTTAAACTCAGTATACATTTTACCTTTTAAAGGGTGGTATAAACTTAATAGCTTTTGTAGAGCAATGTTTTTTGCTGGCACGTCAAGTCTACCATCTTTAAATACAATATGCCCAAGAGTTGCCTCTCCATTTTGCTCGTCTGCAAATGGTGAAGACATATTAGTAGCATATCTTATTTCTCTTTGTTTTTTTGTTTTTGGATCAAACCAAAGTAAAGCATGTTTTCTTGTATGCTTACCTGGTATTGTTAATGTTAAAGGTGTTTTATTTCCTTTTAATAGATATGTTCTATCTTTTACTTCCCATTCAGGTTTTACAACCTTAGGTGTTTCTTTTTTAGGTTCAGCAACAACTGCAACCTCTTCTTTTTTCTTTTTTGTCATGATATAATAAAATTAAATAGTTAAAAGGTATATGGGCGCCGAAGCGCCCTTACCTTTATAAAAATTACACTCCTTTGAATAATACAAAGTTGTTAGCAGCTTGTGTTACTAAACATCTTTCTGATAGGAAATTAATTTCCATAGCATCAAGAGTTGAAGTAAACGCACCACCTGCAGAACCAGTCACCCAAGACTTCATTCTTCTATCGTCAGCTTGAGAAGCTCTATATCTAACGTGTAAGAAAGGTCTTCTGATGTTAGTTCCTAAAACTTGATCGTAAACTGTAGAAGTTCCAGCTGGTATTAATACACCTTCAATTGAGTTAATACCTGTAATAGCACCTCTTGTAGAAGCGTCATTTAAGTATTTCCAATCGGTTTTGTAAAAATCATAAGAACCTCTTCTAAATCCTGAAAATCCTAGGTTAAGCGCCATTTCTTCTGAATTTTCAAATAATCCAAAAGCAACACCACCTGTGCTACCAGCAGAAATACTAGCTAGCATATCATCAAAATCTAGTGCAGTTTGTCTTTGTAAGAATAGCATGTTTTCTTCAATTGCTCCTTGAGTATCTAGGTTTCTAAGAATTTCATCAAAGTCTCCAATACCACTTGCAGCAGTAAATCCTACTTCAACATTACCTCTTCCTTCAATAGCAGCAAATAAACCTTCAGTACCTGGTAATTTGTTAATTTGGTAATCACCATTACCTGCAGCAACGTTTAGTTCACCTTCAATACATACCATTTCTAGGTAGTCTTCGAATCTTAATCTAGTTTCAGACTCAGCTTTTAAATACCATAAGTATCCAGAAGCACCATCTTCAGTAGCAACTTCAACCCAACCTATCTGCGCCATATCAGAACCATTTACTATATATTGATCTCTAATAATAACTGGTGAGTTAGAAAATTGTGTAAAAGAAGGATCAACAGATAGTCTTTCTGCACTAGCACCTGTTGCAGTACCAGTTAAAGTAGAACGACCTTTGCTGTATGCAGAACCGTAAACAAATACTTTAAGACTTCCAGAATTAAAGTTGTTTGCAGCAGTATACTGAACACCGTCCCATGCTTGTACTGTAATGTCACCAACACCAGGTCCACCAGTTGTTACAGCAGTAACAATTGCTTTTCCTGAAGCACCAGTACCTGTATCTAATACAACTACAGTGTCATTTACAGAAATAACCATGTCTTGACCAGCAGTTGCACTTAATGTTAAAACAGTACCAGCACCGTTAGCAGTCATGTTATCGTATGAAATATGTAATCTATTTTGCTCAGACCAGATTACTTGGTCAGAAGTCATTGGCATTTCTGCACCGACCATTCTTAAAAATCCAGATAACGTTCTGTTTCCATAACGCTCTACTTCAGCTTCGTAGACCTCTGGTAAATACTGTTGGATAAAATCATTAGCACCTCCAGTGTTGAACTTTAAATAATTGCTATTTAAAAGCTCTTGCTTCTGAGATGGTAATATTGATCCAAACTGTGGACTTAATGTACCCATAATTAATAAATTTTAAATTAGTTAAACTTTTTTGTTTTAATTTTAAGTTTTGTAGAGTCTGCACCACTAATTGATTTTACTTTAAAGCCACCAACGAAAACTTCACCTGTATTACCTTGTCTAGCTTTTACATCAGAAAGGTTTTTAGATTTGTTAACTACATCCTTAACGGCATCGGCTTTGCCTTGTTCATAAAAATGAGTAGCGATCTTATCTACGTTTTCAGCAGCATACATTGCTTTGTGATAACCAGCCGGGTCTACTACACTACCATCTGCATCTAGGAACTTCCCTATCAGATTGTTAATGTTTGATTGGTTTTCTGCAACTGCGTCACGATTTTGTATGTTATACTTATACTTTTTGCCTCCAACTTCAAAATCAAAACCTTTGAATTGATCGTTGAAAAGCTGTTTAGTACTTTGTTTAAACTGCGTGTGTAGTTGCTCAGCCTGTTCTTGCTGTTTATTGTAACGATTAAAAAAGTCCATTGCTTTTTGTTGCTCTTGAGTTACACCAGGACGTAGTTTAATTTCGTCATAGTATTTATTTTTCAAGTCATCTAGATATGTTCTAGCTTTAGCAACTTCTTCTTTAAATGCTAACTTTTTCTTTCGTATGTCTTTTTCCTCATCAACATCTGCATCCCATGTAAAATCTTCTAAAATAAGATTTACATCATCAGCATCTAAATGAGGTTTATTTTTTTTATAATATTCTTTTAACAATGCTGTTTCATCAATGTTACTGTAATCAGCGTTTAATCTAGCATAATCTTCTACAGTACCACCTGTTTCTTTCATGAAGTTAATAAGTTTTTCTACATTTTCAGGTAAATCTATATTTTGTTGTTCAACTGTTTTTACCTCTGGTTGCTTTATTTCTTGCTTAACTTCTTGTTTTATTTCTTCTTCAGTTACTTCTTGGATCGGAGAAAACCCTTCAGTAGTCTCGTTGGACTCTTGTACAGGTTCTCCCACCTCTGTGCTATCTCCGGATGGTTTTTCCACAGGTACCTCCTCTGTTTCTCCGATTTGAATGGCATCGTCTTCTTTTTTAATTTCTACTTTTTTAACATCAGGCTCAACTTCTACTAAAGGTTCTTTAATACTTACCTTTGGTATTTCTTGTTCTTTATTGCCTAATTGTTTTGGTTTTTTAGGTTTTGATTTACCTTTTAAAGTAAACTCACCTTCTTGCTTTACCTCTACGGCTGCTTGTTTTTCTGACATAATATAATATAATTAAATAGTTAATAATTTACACCATTGGAGGTGTTGATTGTTCAAAGTTTATAGGAAGTCCATCATTTTTTCTTTGTGAAATCATTTCACTTTGTTGAGTACCTTCCATTTTTATTCTTTTATCTTTTCTATCCTCTCTTTGTTGTTCTCTTGTATTTGTAGCATTTTGTTGTAATTGAGCTAGCTCCATATCATTTTTATGCTGTTGCATTAATTTTTGTTGATCTAATCTAGCTTGTAACTGCATACGATCTTTTTCAAACTCACTTTTAGCTTTTTCATATTCTACGTTAGCTCCAGATATAGCTTGTTGTTTTTGTACTTCTGCCATAGCTGTTTTTTCTGCAGCAGCTGATTGAGCTTCGCTTTGAGCCTTAATATTAGCTTGTTGAGCTAATTGATCTTGTTTAGCTTTTTCTTTACGTTTTACTTTTAACATTTGATTAGCTAGTTTAAGATTTTTAATTTGTCTTAAATCAATAGCATCTTCAACATCAATGTTTTTAGCTTGTAAAGCTATTTGTATATTAGCTTCTAATTGTTGTTTTTCTTCTTCATCTGGTTCTAGTTCTAAGAAAATACCAAAATCATGTAAGTTAAGATTAACAACTTCGTCTAATGTTTTAACATTATATGTTGATATAGAGTTTTGCAACGCAGATCTTGTTAATGGAAATTCTAGTGCATCAGCTACTTTTAAGCTAATATTTTCTGCTAATTTAAGAGTTAAAAATAAACTAGACTGTACAATATGTCTTGTTGCTACATTTGATGCGTTAGCGGCTAGTTTCTGTAATCCTACAAGCGTATTACGGTCTGGTAAACTACCATCTCTAGCTTCGTTTAGTCCCGTTACGTCTCTTATCATCTGTAAATAGTATTGATACGTGCTTATAAGACTTTGTATTTTACCTGCACCAGTTCCAGAATTAAGTTCTTGTATTGGAACTTTACCTGGATTCATATCACCTTCTTGTGTTAAACTTCTACCAACAATACTACCAGTTTGAAAATACATATTTAATGCTTCTGCTGGGTTATAATTAGTACCATTTCCTAAATCAACTTCAGCAAGCCCGTCCATATCTAAATAAACACCATCTGGTACCATGCGAGATATAACTTGTTGTAGTTTTAAATGTGTAATTTGAATCATATCAGCAAAACCAGTACATTTACTAACTAGTGATTCTATTTTACCTTTATAAATTCTAGGTGCGCATATAGCATAATTCATTTTAACTTTAGTAGTATCAGCATAAGGTCTTGACATATTTTCAGCAAGCTCCCATTTAAGCATTGTATTAGTACCTAAAACTTTAGCACCGCTATATAATACTTCAATTGATCTTGATACTCTTTCAAACATATCATTTTCTGGCGGATTAAACGTATCTGGCTTTTCAATAGCTTTCATTAATCCTTGATCTGTTTGTTTTATTTTAAATACTTGATTATGATATGTTTTGTAATCAAAATATAAAACTTGCACTGTGTTTTCATCATAATCACCCCAACCAGTAATATAAGATTTATTACCTGGCATAGACTGTATTCTTTTTAATTCATCTTCTGATATATTAGGAAACTCTTTTTTAAGTTCAGAAATAGTAATCGCTTTTAACTCACCTACATAATATATATCTTCAAAATTTGGATCTTCTGTGTAAGAATAAACCATGTAAGCTGGGTCAACGTAATCAACTGTTATACCTTCAGCAGTATTAAAATTAGTTTTAGCAGCTGCTATACCACAAACTGTTAAATCCATATTTAATCTACGTCTAATTAAATCATATTTGTTTTGCGCAAAAACACTTGATATAGATTCTTCTTCTGCTATTTCAACACTTTGTTTATAAGACAACTGCATGTGAAGCTCTAGTTCTTCTTTTGTTTCAGGCATTATACCAGTGCTAGGAGTTTGATATAAATCAATACCTAACGTGTTTTTTAAATTATCTAAATATTCTTTAGATAACATGTCTTCGTATATTTTAGAAGCGTAGCTAGTTCTTTTCTTTATAGACTCAGGATCTTGAGCATATGCTTTTATATCATAAGTTTTTGATGATATACCGTTTACAACTATATCTACAAATTTTGATAAAATTGGTACTGGCTTCCAGTCTAAATTTAAATATGATAAATCACCATTAATAGCTAACTCATCTTTATATTTTTGTATAGACTGCTCACCTCTTGCATAAGATCTTAGCATGTGGAAATTATTCCAGTTAGTTAAGTATCTATTACCACTAGTCCTTCCTCTTTGAAACCACTCTTGCTCTATAGCTTGAGCAACTTGTTTCCCATACTCAATACTAGCTTTTTCTGCGTCACTTACTACTTGACTTGGAAAAGGACTATTAGTGTTAGTGTATATATTCATTTAACTTATAATTTTTGATGTCGATCCTTTATTGTTATATTTTTTAATACCTAAATCAACAGGTTTTAATTCTCTTGCGGCTACTGGGGTGTATCTATGTTTATTACACGCCATTAAAGCTAAACCTGAACTAATCGAAGCATCATGAGTTGTTCTATTGTTTATATTAAATTTTGCCCAATCTTCTAATGTTCTTTGAAAATACATATCTCCATATCCTGTTTCTTTTAAACCCACAAAATGTTCTATGTATGTTTCAATAGCAGCTGCATGAGCTTGTTTTATATCTTCACTAGAATTAGGTATACCACCTATTTCTCTTTCTGTAACTGATAATTTATTTCTTACTTTATCAGGTCTATTCATTGCAAAACCTCTATAGCCTCTACGTTTAAAATAATATAAAAGTCTTGGTTTATTATTTTCTACAAGTATTGGCATACCATAAAAAACACACGCCATTAATACATCTTCAAAAAATATTTCAGCTGTTTGAGGTCTAGCTATATATTCTAAGAAAAAATGATTTGGTGGAGCATTTTCCATGCTAAATTTTGTTAATCCGTGCAAAGAACCATTTGAACCTCTTTTATCTACAGTTCCTGATATATCATAAGGATCGCAACCAAAAGCACCCATATGTTCATTGCTAGGATAATTTACACCATTTTTAATATATCTTCTGTTTTGTACGTTTATATCTGGTATCCAAGTAATAAAAAATCTTCCTTGTTTATTTGGTATAAATATAACTTTAGTATCTTGTTTACTATCTTCCCATTGAAAATTACCTTGAGTTACACTTATACTATTTTTTAAATCTTCATTAAAATCTATTTGTTCATATATTTTAGTTAGATTAAATAAAGATTGTTTTGACTCATCTCTAAAAGCATGTTTAGTTGTACGAGGAAACTGTCTATAAAATTCATTTAAAGCGTCTTGATCTTGCTTCAAACCTTCTACTTCATTATCCCAATATTCTATAACACCTTGCTTTATTAATACACCATGAGGGTCTTTAACTTGTTTTTTCGGTGTATCGAATACAGGTAATCCATAAGAATCAATGTATCCTTCGTAATTCCATTCCATAGGTATGAACAAACTATATAATCCTGAGCGAGTCTGTCCATTGCTGTTTCTTTGTGTGACATCTGAGTTATCATATAATTTTTTAAATTCTTTACCACCTTTATCTAAAGAGTTTGATGTTGAACCCATCATACACTTTCCAATAATTCTACTACCTAATCTTAACGTGGTTTTCGTAACCCTCCAGTTGTTGAGGATGTTGTTCGGCTTTTCCCATTTACCGGACTCGTCGTGAACGAGAAGTTTGAGTTTCTCACCGTCATAGGAGTTGTCACCTGTGTTTTTCCAATCGATGGTGGTGTCAAGACCTTGTAATTCGTCTTGTAAGGTTTCGTCGGCTGGGGCGGTAAGCTTACGACGGGTATACTTGGTTGCGGGGACACGGTAGGCAAGCTCGGTCTTTGGACGGTCCATTCCGTCCTGGGTCGGTTTGAAAAAGAAGGGATAATTAACTGATATGGGTACCACCTTATCTGTGAACATCTTCTTGGCATCAGGACCGGACTTGGATAATATACCATACCTACTGTCACTTGATATGGTTGCCAGGTTAACCACCTCTCCTGAGGCCATGAAAGAAAACCCGGAACGCCTGTTCTTAAGGTAACACATCCCATAGGATCGTGAATCTGCCTTGCAAGCTTCCCAGAAAATAAAGAATAATCGATTTGACTCCCTAAAGTCTGGTGCCCCGACGTCAATCTTAGACCACTGCAGGTACATGTAATGAGTACCACTAATATAAGTAGGAACGTCTTTGTTATAAAACCAAAAACCTTCTTCCCTACGGGTAAACTCGTTGTCAATGTAATCATACCATCTTTCTTTAAAATCTTCTGGATATTGTTTAAAATCAAATACTGTTTTTATTTTACTTAAAACTTTAGGATATTCAAATCGGCTCCATTTATTATCTTTAAACTTATGAATACTTTTTGCTTTTGGTAAAGCTATTTTAAGATTTTGTATTTCATATATATCACCTATTGTACCGTCTTTGCTAATAATAACCATATCATGCTGATCATTATAACCATACTCCCATTTTTTATGTTTATTATATTTTTTAAGAGTACTAGGTGTAATATAATCTTTTAGTATTGTATATAAAGTTTGCTTATACATTATTTAGACCTCCCTTCTGCAAAACCTTTAAAATTTGATTTTTTCTTTTCTTCAACTTTAGGCTTGTCTTCTAACATATTTTTTTCTTCTTCAATACGATTAAGTATTTCAAAAGCATCGAATATAGCTAGTTTTTTTGTAGCTGCAGCATTTTTAAGTCTGTCTGCGGAAATATCAGGACCATAATCTATAATAGGTTCTTTAGCAACTTTAATTAACTCTTTAACTGCTACTTGCCCAGCTTGGATTATATTCTTCTTCGTTTCCTTGGTGCTCATATTTAATTACAATATCATTTGATTCCATACAATATAAACGCTTACCATCTACTAAAAACTGCCACTCTCTATTTGGTTTAAAACCAACTAAGTCACCTTCGTTTATATTAAGGTTTTTTAAACTCGTATTACCGTATTTTAATATACCTTTTAATTTTTGTTCTTTATTTGTAGTAAAATCACTCTTATCTTTTATTGGGTGCACAAAACACCTGTTTGCAAATGAATGCCAACCTTTATAGTTTTTATATAAATATATTTGATCTAAACTTACAAAATAAAGATTATCTTTAAACCATGATCTACTAACTTTTTTATTACCACGCATGTCATAAAAAGTTCTAAATACATTTTGATGTATTACAATAGTATCACCTTTTTTAATTTTTGTTTTAAAAGCAATTGGTGTTTCAATTACTTTAGCTAGTCTATTTATAAAAGTCCATGATTCAATTTTAGTATTAACAACTAGTTTTTTATCACCAACTTGTATTTCATTATTATATTTATCACCTAAAGGTTCTACAATAAAATCATATAAGCTTTTCATTAATACTCTAAATCGTATTCAATTGATATAGCCATGTTAGAATTAAACTTTTTCCACGGCAATACTTCATTGTTTTTCTTTATATAAATGTTATAAGAACTATCAGAATCTTCAAATAAAATATGTGATATTTCATGGCCACCATAAACTTGTTGGCCAACTGCGTAATGCATTGCATCATTTTTATAATCAGTTCCAATACTGATTTTTCTAATGTTATGCATCTTTTTCTTCTTCCTTTATTTCTTCATAAGTACCATTAGCTAAATTAATATTAACTTTACCGTACTCTTCTTCTAGTTCTAGTTTTGTTTTTTCAATTTCTTCACTAATATTTTTAACTTGTTGTGCTAAATTGTGTTTTTGTACTTCTAAAACACCAATATTAGTTAAGACATCATTTAATCTTTTTTGTTGATCAGTTATTTTTTTTAACTGATGATCTGTTATTTTTTTAACTTCCATTTTATTTTAATTTAATTTAATTACTATATATTTAAATAGTTACACTATTTTTTAGTGTTTTACTCTTCTTCTTCTTCCGGTGGAGTAGGTTCTACTTCTGCAGTTATCGGCCAACCTAAAAATCCATGTACTGGATTTGTTGGATATACTTCGTTACTACCAAAGTCTAATGTGTCAGTAGTCATAATATCATAGCACCAACCTGGATAATATACTGGATTATCTGGATCAGTTGTTTTTGATTCATCTATTACTTTACCAATGTTAACTACAGCTTGCGTACCGTTAGTATATACCATCTGAGTAACACCTTCTTCTGTTACCTCAGCCCACACACCTGCAGCTACTAATGCTGCTTTACCCACAGCTTCATCTGCAAAATTTGTTTTATAAATTTGTATACTCATTTTATGTTATATTATTTGTTAATTCTGCCATTTCAGAATCTGTTAATGTTCTTCTAAATACTTTTACATCTTTAACTCTTCCGTAAAAATTATTACCTGTAGATCCATCGTATGGTATAAAACCAAATTTATCTAATTTACCGTTAAACGTAAAAGTAGAGTTGTTTGTAAAACTTTGTGAACCATTTACAAAAGCAGTAATTTCACCTGTTTTATATCTTATAGCTACTTTAGCAAACTTATTTAAGGTTTCTGTTGTTGTTAAGTTTATACTATTAGACATCGCGTTTACACTAGCTGCTCTTACTTGAAAACTCCAATTTGAACCACCGCCTCTAAATAATAACAACCTATTATTAGAACTACTTTCCTGCGAAATACCTATACTTGTTTGATTTGGATTTGCAAATCCTAACTCTGTAAACTCTACATACATTGTTCCTTCTTGGTTATTAAAAACCCCTCTTTGACCTGCGTTATCACACAATTCTACATTTCGAGTTACTGTAGAATTAAATGTTGGTATGTAGCTTGTGCAATAGCCTGTTGTTTCAGCTTGTACACCAAACATATATAAAAAATTACTTCCATCTCGTGTAATGTTAAAATTACTACTTAATGTAGCCATACCAATAACAAAACTACCTTGAACATCTGTTGTTGTTAGATTACTAATAGAGCATCTGTACCATCCATTACCATAGTTTTCTATTTTTATATTAGAATGATTTACACTAGCTGATGAAACAGTTCCTGTATTAAGATTGAAAAAAGTTTGTCCATTTGCTGAAGCATCAAACCCACCTGTACTTAAATAAGCAAAATCAGTTGAGCCTTTTTTAAGAAAAATAGAAAAAGTATTAGTATCTCCACTTGTTACGGTTGTAGCGTAATAAGCTAATTGAGAAGCTCCAATAGAACCATCATTGTTATCAGTAAGTTTCCAACTACTATTAGTACCATCAGGAACAGTAATACTACTAGCTGTTAATACAGAATTATTAGCATTTGGACTACTACTACCATCAAATATATCTCCTTTAGTAAAATTATTAGAATAAGTAGCTGTGTTTGTTGACTGCGGCTCAAGCAATAAACTTGGTTTTTGTAATTCTTTTGCTTTACCTATTTCTGTAAGATAATCTATTCTAGGTACATTTAAATTAACTTCTTTTAAAGATATATTAGTTATATAAAAACTACTATCATTACTAGCTGCATTTAAAGCATTAAAATGAAAAACATTGCCATTTGGTCCATCAGGAGAAGCATAAATCACGTAATCACCATCTTTAAACTGAGTATAAGTAAAAAATTTACTACTAGCGTTAGAAAGAACCCACAATGCAAATCTAGCAAATTTACCTGGTTCTACTCCAGAAATAGTAAATTTTATTTGATATGTTTTTGAAGCGTCTGTTACAAGAGTCTGTTTTAATCTTTGCGAATTTATTGTTTCATCATAAAAAGCTTTTCCATTAGCTATACTCCATGCTGGATCAATGTCCCAGTCAGTAGAACCATTACTAAAATCTCCATTAGTAACTAATTCTGTATCACTAACACCAGATACTTTTATGGTACCATTACAGTCTACATATGTAGCTAATGTATTTCTTGTAAAATCTAATGGCTGAGGTATAAATGTTTCATGATCTGTAAAGTCACACGAAAGAACGTTACCAGATTTTGTTGCTGGTTTATTTGGTACTTCAAAATAATCTTTTAGCATGGTATTGTATAGTTTCCTAACGCTGCCACCATACCAGAGTATGCTGAGTATTGCGTTGATGTTATTGTATATAATTCTGTGTCTGTAAGCGCTCTGTTATAAGTAGCTAAACTTTTTGTTTTTCCGTAGAAAAAATCACCTGTGTTACCTCCTTTATCAAAATCAACACTTGAAAGTTGAGATAATGTAAAAGCTTGTGTTCCTATTTGTACTTGTACGCCGTCAATAAATAAAGCACAATCTCCTGTTTTAAATTTATAAGCTACTTTGTGAAAATCTCTAATGTCTGTAACATCAAAATTTAAATTATTTACAGCACTTCCACCATCCCTTATTAAACCATTAATTCTATTAGTAGTTGTTCTAAACCTAATTACAACAGCTTCATTATCTGTGCCGTCATTTATTGATATACTTCTAAAAGTTAAATCATCAGCAAGCGCAGCTATTTCTGCATATAAAACACCCTCTGTACTATTAAAAGTATTTGCATTTCCAGCACTTGTACAAGTTTCAGCTACACGAGTTCCTGTAACTCCTGCTGTGGGTATGTAAGATGTTGGATAACTTTGTATTTCAAATTGAGCTCCATAAACAAATGTCCCTTTAGTTCCATCACCTGTTACAAAAGCTGTATTATCTGCACTTGCTAGCTGTAGTCTAACTCTACCGCTACCTGTTCCTGTAGCTGTTCTTGTAGCTGAACATCTATACCAACCATTTCCATAGTCTTCAATTTTTGCTGTTATACCAGCTTCAACTGTACCTAAAGTTCCATTACTAATATTATACCAAGCACTAGCAGCGGTAAAAACACCACCTGTTGCTGTGAATCTCAAGTGAAAATAATCATAATCTAATTTTTTAACAAAACAAGATATAGTAACGTCATCTCCAGATGTTACACTTATTAATGTTGAATTATATATATATTGTTCACTAGTTGCGTTTGCTGAAACTAAAGTGTCTGCGTTTTGTATTCCTTCTGGAGATATTGTTTGATTTGAATTAACAGTACCACCTCCTTGAATAAACCAATAACTTTGCGCAAAATCTTCACTAAATTTAAAAGAATTAGTAGACTGCGGTTCAAGTAAAAGATGTGGACAAGTTGGATTGATTGGATCGTAATCTAATCTTGGTCTATCGCCTTGTACTTCTACTAAAGATATATTGTCTATTGAGAAAGAAGTTCCACTTGTATTGCCATAAAAAGCTAAAGTGCTTTGGTTAGATGGCATATCAAACACAGTAATATGATTACCATTTGTAAATGCTCTATAACTTAAACCCTCATAATTTACATTACCTACACTATTCCCAATCCAAATATTTGCATTTGCTGAAGCATCAGATATAGTAAATGTTAATTTATATTTTTTTCCACTCGTTAATGTTAACCCTGATTGATATATAGCACTTGTTAGTGTATCATCAAAATTACCTTTATCAGTAATATCCCAAGCTACTCCGACACTCCAATCATCATCTGGATCAACTTGTTTTAATGATACGTTGTCTATTTTTCCTGTAAAATTTGTAAAACCTTTAAATCTAAAATTTATACTCGCCGCGTTTGCTACAAAATATTGAGTAAATGTTCCGTTTTTATTTCTTGTTTCCAAGTTTTGTACAGGGTTACCACCTCCTGATAATTGAGGTCTCACACTGCCTGATACATAATCGCTAATAGTATATACTAATTTATAAGTTTTATTTGCTATAAAGGAAATACCTGTTTGTGATAATAAATTATTAGTAACATTATTAGCAACAGCTTTACCATTACTTATACTCCAACCATCTCCTTTAGTCCAATTACTATCTGTAGCAAAATCTCCGTTAGTTATTAACTCTGGTCCTAATTCACTAAAGTTTCCATTTCTAACTAACTCATCAGAAAAATAACCTACATTTTCTATTAATCCTTGATGATTAACACGAGTTGCCGCAGAAGCTCTAGAAAATTGAAAGTCTGTATCAATTCTATTAGGAAGTATGTTATGAACGCGCGAGTCTGACACTGCGCTAGGTAGCATTAATAATCCTGGTTTCATAAAAATCTAGTTATATCGTGTTCCGTGCATTGTAATTCTTGATCAGCACCTATCATTTGCATTCTGCTTCTATATGGTATAAATAAATCGTGGTTGTTATACGATGTAAGGTTTGCAAGTTCTATATCTGTTAAAGCTGTTTTATATACTGCTATAGCATTTAAATCACCTCTGTATTCAGCTGAATTTGCATTAACTCCATTTGAAAAATGTAATCTATCTAGTCCAACTGGCATTGCTACAGTATTAGCTTGTATTCTTTTAATTCCGTCTACAAATACCGCGCAATTATTTAGTTTGTATTTAACTGCTATTTTATGTTTTTGAGTAATATCAATACCATCAACATTACCGTTTAAACCACCACCAGCAGTACTTTGTATAAAACCTACAACTCTATAACTTGCTGTGTTTGGGTATGATATTACAACTCTATTTTGACCATTACCAGCATTTATACTAATACTTCTAGCAACAGCGTTATTAACTAAAGCTTTAGTTTCTATAAATAAAACACCTTCACTATCATTAAAAGTATCTGTAGTACCTAAACCAGAATTAATAGCTTTGTCTTCATTTCGTGTTACAGTTGAACCTTTTGTGTGTATTAAAGATGTTACATAGCCAGCTTGCTCAACTTGTCTACCGTATATTAAAAACTTTGCATTTAAAACACCAGTACTAAAACTAGAAGAACTTGTGCCCGCTGTCATACCTAACCATTTAATACCACTTTTTGATGCGGCCGAGCCTGTTAATATAGTACAAGTAATTCTATACCAATTATTTTTGTGAGCTATTATTTCACAATTATAAATATTAGTTGCTGATTGTGAAAAAGCTCCATTGCTTGAAACGCCTATAAAAGTACCGGTATTTAAATTAAATTTAGCGTATTGATTACCTATATCTTGTTGATAAAAACCTAAACCAAAAAAATCTCCTGTAACTTTTTTTACATAACAACTTACAGAATAAACAGTTGTATTTGAAGTTGCAACACTTTCTACTCTTGGTTGACCTGTAGCAATAACTTCAATTTCTTCTGCATTGTTTATACCTTCAGGAGATAAATTATTAGATGAATTAATTTGTAAATTTAACAGAACGTTACCTGATAAAGCGTTGGCTACGCTGTTTGAATTATTTACTAAATTTGTTCTTTGCGGCTCGGTTAAAAGCGATGGACAACCACCATATGTAGGATAATTTAATCTTGGTAAATTTACTATATCAGTTGTTGGTAAATAATATTTTGTTTTATCGCCTTTTACTACTTGCGCGCCCCATATAAAAGCACTTAAAGTAGCAGCTCCAGCATTTGTAAGTCCATCACCTTCAGAAGGTGCTATAAAAACAGAGTTAAATGGTGAATTTTGATATGCCACAAAAGTATTGGCAATACGATACCAACCGTTTCCAGCGTCTACTATTGTAGCTGATTCAGAGTTTACCGTACCAACAGCAATATTATCTAAATCAAACCAAGCACCCGTTTGAGCACTTGATATGTGAGCTAATCTTATCCATCTTATAGAACTTATATTTTCTTTTTTAACAAAAACAGAAACAGTATATGTTTGACCTATTCGTAAAGACAATGAATTAGGTCTTATAAGACAAGGACCTGAACCTCCAGTTGTAATTAAAGCACCTTTAAAGGTATTTTTAGGAGACATTGTTTTATCAACTTCTACTGTCAGTGTTTGAAGACCCCAGTCGCCGTCAAAATTTTCACTATCTTCAATTAAATTATAAGGCACATCTTCTATATAACCTTCTTCATTAATTCTAGTTCCAGTGGTAGCGCGTGTAAATTCGAAGTCAGATCCTTGAATTTCTTCTTTTAAAGTTATATTAGAATAAGTAGTTGTACCTGCTGTATTATTAGATGCTCTAAAAAATATATTTGTAGTAGTAGAATCTGCTGTAAAACTTAACTCTAATCTTGTATCACTTGTGTTTAAATTAATATTAACACTACCTGAGTTTATATAAATACCACCTGCGCCTAACTCTCCTGTTGCGTTCGCTTTAAATAAATATCTTCTACCTACTATTGTAGTTGCACTAAATCTTGCACCTTGATTACCTCCACTTGTTACAATAACTAATTTTTCATCTACAACATTTCTTGATACAGCTGTGTTATAACCAAACCATCCTGTTAAAGTTGCCACATCTGTTCCATCAGCAACTCCGTTAAATTGTGTAACAATTTCTGGACCAAATACAGTAGGTCCACTATATAAAATACCGTCTCCATACATACTGGGAACTGTTAATACTGAAGGTGTTGCCATTATATGTGTGTTGTACGGTTTACATAATTATTGTAACAGTTTTCGCTTTCAATTTGGTTTGTTATATAACCAAACTTATCTTTATCTATTACTACTCTATTTCTTAGTTGAGTTACTAAGTCATTATAGGAATTTCCTCCACGCTTTTGCGTGACGCCTATAGATATATTCATGCTATCTTAATGCTAATAAGTTGCTAGCTGTAGTGTTTGTTGCTAATACTCTTTTTACTTGTATTGGTAAGAAAGATCCTGATACTACATTTTGAAATAAATGTTTTTCAGTACCTACTCCTGCTGTCATCATAACTTCAATATCACCACCTGTTCCTACATATACATTTAAATCTGTACCACCAGCAGAATTATTACTTTGGTATATTTCATATGTATTTCCAACAGCAGCCATAATAGCTGTATCTAGTGTTATAGTGTTAGCGTCAACAACTTGTAATACTTTAGCAACAGCATTCGTCGATGTATTATAAACTACATCACCGCCATTTACGTTATAACCATTTGGATTAGTAGCTGAATTTAAAAAATCATTAGATGAATCTTTTAATGTTACACCTGTAGTACCAGTAGTTGAAGTACCACTAGTTTTAATCCCTGGCTCTGGTAAATTTATATTATCGTTAGGTATTATTTTAACTGCGTTAATTGATTGGTTAGCCATTTTTTATTTTTGTTTAAATATATTACTTGCCTTTTCTGTCGTACGTCCGCCAAAATAGGCTAAGACTACTGCCATCATTACTTTTTCAAACGTATCGTTCCATAATTCATTTATATGAAATGGTATAGTTTCAACACTATCTAATATTCCAGCTAATGAAAATATACATATACACCACACTAAAACTAGTGGACGTACGTTTTTCGACATCCATGAATCAGACATCGAGTCTGCCTGCCATCTTGAAGTGATAGCTTCTATTTCTTTATTTTGTTGTTCAAATATTATTTGTTGTAATTTTACTTTATCTTCAGCAGGTGCATCTGATTTAGTAATAGCTTCAATAGCTTCTTTTGGAGATGTTACGCCTTGCAATACACTACCTAATGTAGGGTTTATTGCTGATGCTGCCCCGAACAATATTTGACCAACAGTTGTGTCTTTAAATTTTTTACTCATGCTTTTCTGTATGCTTCTGCTTCCCAAGGTAAATTTTTAGCTCCTTCTTTCATTTGAGCTCTTGAGTATTTTTTACCTTTCCAATATACATAATTATCATCATAATCAAGATCTCCTCTACGCATTTGATCTATATGAACTCGTTCATGCGCTATAACTTCTGGTATTTGATGAGGTTTTAAATCTTTATTTAAAATGATAGTTCCATTGTTATTAGCTTTACCCATAACACCTGCTTCCATATCTACATGATATACTGGAGTATTGTCAATTTTATATGGAGGGTTTGTTAATTTAAAAGCCATAATTATTTTTTATAAGGAAATATTTTATTTAACGCGTCTCTGCGTTTACCGCATCCGCAGCCACCGGGTATGCTATCAGCTAGCTTTTTAATCCCGGTAGCTTTGGTGAAGTTTTCAATTGTGTCTCCTAATCCTTTAGGTTTCATAGATTATGCTACAACAATATCAGTTATTTTTACACCTGTACTATTTTGTACAATTGCTAAAGGTCCTCCTGGGTTTGCAGTAGCTGCAGAAATAAATTGATTTGCCCACTCTTTACCTTTTGCTGTAGTAGTAAATAAATAACTTTTACCTCCAGCATAAACTGTCCATTTGTTAGCATCAGCAGTTCCGTTTGCTAATCCTTGATAAACAGCTTCAACATTTGAAAGTATTACGTCTGAAAGCTGATTAGCGACGTTAATGTCTGCAGCTTTAATTTTAATGTAACTTGCCATAATTTTAAATGTTAATGTTAATGTTAATGTTTATTGAGTTTTATACAGCTCTCTACTGTTATTTGTGATCCATTTTAGGTCTCATGTCTTCCGTTTTTTTAGGAGCAGCGTCTCTAGGTTTTCCTGATTTAAAATGTGAATCAAAAAATTTATCATCTCCAAATTTTTTACCATCGTGAGCTTCCATAGGACTGGTATGACCACTGTTCATAGGTGTACCATAATTGATATTTGATTTATAGTGTTTAGCTATCCATGGTCTATCTCCTGCAGCAGTTCTTGCTACTGGATTATCATCCATAAGGTTTTTTCTTTCTTGCTTAGCTGACTCCATATGTGGCGCACCGCTATGCATTGGCATACCGTGATTTTTATTCATAGGCATACCTTTCATTTTGTTACTTGAATCGTAATTAGGCATAATATTATTTTTTATTAGTTATTAATTCATGCAGTGCTTTTGCGCCGCTGCGTTTCTTTTTGCTTTTTTATCTTCTATTTCTTGTTTTCTGCGAGCATCATCTTCATAACCATCTGGGTTGTCGTAACCTTCTTTTTTAGCTGGTGAATCATGATCGTGTCTAAGATTTTCTAAATAGTGTAATCTTGCAGAGTCTGTTAAATTTTTATTATATGCTTCTTTAGCATCATAGTCTTCATCTCTTTTCTTTGAAAACTTAGAGTTTCCACTGTATTGTCCGTAATATCCTTTATGTCCCATATTTTATTTTTTATTAATCACAAAATCTTTTATCGTTATTTTTTTTACACCACTCGTCATAAGCAGTTATGTCTGCATTTGGATATGCTTCTTTAAATTTTTCTTTTTTAGATTTATTATCACCATATTTAACTTCTGGTGTATCTATTATATTAGCCGTAGCCTGAGCTATTTTATTAAACATATCTGAATACATTTTACCTGTTGGTACATAGTAAGCGCCTTTAACATCAGCGCCACCTACATAACCCCCTTGTTTAAAAGGTGTATTACTTGCAAATTTTTCTGAAAAACTCATGTTTTATTTTTTTGAACAACCAAAGTTTTTAGCATAGTTAGCCATTTTTACTACTGATGCACTATAATTATCTTTTTTAGCCATAACAGCGCTAGCTGCTTCGCATGTTGATTTACCTGGCATATTTTTCTTTACCCAAGCTGTAAATTTTCCTTTGTTTTTTTCTTTTATTTCAGGAAATTTTTCCTGTAAAAAAGGACTATTGTATTGTAAATATCCCATGATTATTTATATACTTTAGCTCTTTGTGAAATAGGCATAGCATCATATTTACATGGATATTTTGATACTTGCATAGGTGTTATACCTGAGCTAGAACCAACTCCCATTGGAAAACCCTCTTTACTAAGTGGACCTTCCCATATAGCATTTTCTCCTATTTGACCTTCAAGTTTAGGATTGTTTTTAATTTTTTCTATATCGTGTCTCATAATTATTGTTTTTTACAATTTGCTTCTCTATATTTTCTAATATCTTCTGCTGAATGACCAGCATCAGTTGCTATTTCATAATCAAACTCTGCAGAGCAAGGATCAACGTTTGGCTCAGAACCTAATGCTTTTAACATTGGACTCATCATAATACCAGAACCCATAACAGCCATGTTTCTAGCATTTTGATCACCAAAAATACCCATACCAACTTGTTGAGTTAATGGATCAAAACCACCAGTCATTACTTGTTGAGACATATCTGGCCTAGCCATCATTGAGTTAGCCATCATTGGTTGTTGGCTTGCTATGGCGTTTGCATTTGTTAAAGCATTGATACTTGGATTTTGCCCCATTCTGCCAAATATACCGGATACTCCAAAATTTAGTGGATCTTTATTCATCTTGTTTTATCTTTGTTTAAATTATAAATTGCTTTTGTCATTACTTTATCCATATATGAAGTGCCAGTTATTATTTTATTTCTACTAGCAACGTTTATATCTTCATGACCAAGCATTATTCTATATATGCGCTGAATTAATTGTTTACCTTTAAATGATATTTTATATATATTATATTTTTGTGTAGTTCTATTTCTATTACGCCACACAACTATCCAATCATTTTGTATTAATTTATTCCATCTACGATTATTCCAACTGTACGTATATGTACCCGCTTTAAAATCTTTTATTGTAAATAAATCAATGCAATCAAGGTATATTAATAATTCTAAATCACTATCGGTTAAATTGTTGTTTTTGCAAGCCCATTTGCGTATTACTCGATAGTGTTTCATTAAGTTTAAATCCTTAATATCTTTTGCACTTAATCTCATAAAACAACTACAATATCTTGAGCTTTAATTACACGATAAGATTTTTTATCAATTTCTATTTTATGACCAGCATGACGATCAAAATATATTTTATCATCTTGTTTTAATCCTACAACTTCATCACCTACCGAAACTATACTAGCTTCAACATATCTAATGTCTTCACGTTGGTTTTCTGCAAGAAGTAAACCACCTTTTGTTTTAGTAGTTCCTTCTTTTATTATATTTATTATTAAATTTTTACCTACTGCTTTCATCAACTCTAATATTATTAATTACACAATCTGTTGATAAAATAGTAGTTGCCACTGAAGCTGCATTTTGAAGAGCGCTTTTTGTAACTAACAGTGGATCAATAATACCACTATTAATCATCTTTACCATATTTCCTGTAACAACATCAATACCTTCACCATCTGAACCTGATATTCTATATTCTTCATATCCAGCATTAGCTAGTATTGTTTTATAAGGAGATAATATAGCTCTACCTAAAACTTCTTCACCTACATTTTTTTCTTTTATTTTTAATGCAGCGTTTAGCAAAGCAACACCACCGCCGGGAACAATTCCTTCTTTTATTGCAGCTTTAGTAGCACATATAGCGTCTTCAACTCTATCTTGTTTTTCTTTTAATTCAATATCAGAGTTAGCGCCTACTTTTACTATTGCTATTTTGGCAGCTAACATAGCAAGTCTTTTTTCTAACTTAACTACTTCGTTTGCTGTATTTTTTTTATTTAATTTATTTTTAATTTCGTGTATTACTTCTTTTACTTCATTTGAAGTATTTTTTACTTGTAATATAGTTTCGTTTTCAGTTGTAATGCTTTTTACACATTTACCTAAATATTCAACTTTAATTAAATCTAAATCATCACCTAAGTCTTCATTTATAATTGTAGCGCCAGTTAGTAAAGATAAATCATCAAGTAATTGTTTTCTATTAACACCATATGTTGGTGCGTCAACTACATTGATCTTAATATTACCTTTTATTTTATTCATAGCTAGAGCCGATAAAACACCTTTTTCTAAGTCGCCAATAATAAGCAAAGGTTTATTGTTTTTTATTACGTACTCTAGCACTGTTTGAATTTGTCTTATAGAATCTATTTTTGATTCTACTAACAGCACTAATGGATTTTCTAATTCAGCTGAATGATTTTCAGCATTAGTTATAAAATGCCTATTGGTTAATCCTTTTTCATATTGTGCGCCTTCAACTAGTTTTATTTCTGTTTTACCAATAGCTGACGGCTCCATCATTACTACGCCTGTAAGATCTACAGCTCTAAATGCATCAGCAATTAATTTACCAAGCTCTGGATCATTATTTGTTGATATTGTAGCAATGTGATCAATCATATCTCCTTCTACTGAAACAGATATTGATTCTAAATATTTTACAACTTTTTCAACAGCAGAGTTTATACCTTCTTTTAATACTCTTGAATTTGTTTTATCAGCAACTTTATATGCTTCTTGTAATATAGCATGTGCTAAGACTGTTGCAGTAGTAGTACCATCTCCTGCTTGTTGAACTGTTTTACGTGCTGCTTCTTTTAAAAGCGTAGCACCCATGTTTTCTACTGGATCTAACAAAATTACTGAGTCAGCTACTGTTACACCATCTTTTGTAATAATTGGTTTACCTGTTGCGTCTTCAAGTAAAACACACTTACCGCTAGCTCCTAGTGTGGAGCTAACAGCTTGTGTAAGTTTTGTTATACCCTTAAATACTTGTTCTCTGGCTGTATCGCCAAAGTTCAGATTTTTAACTATCATTTGATTTGATTTAATTTAATTATTATTTAAAGGTTTTTACGACTTTTGGTCCTTTCAAAAAATCTACTTTTTTAGCATAATGCTCTACTGAACCATCAATAGCTTGCTCTGCTCCTTCAATAGTTTCTCTACGGGTTACGTCGTGCCAAGTATCTTCATTTGGATCTTGGTATTCAGTTTGATAAAAACCGTTAGGTAATTGGGTTATTCTCCAGTTTTTCTTTTCTGCGAGATGTTTCCAAAGGTTAATGGTTTCTTCTGAAATTTGTGGTTGACTATTCCACGATCTAGTCTGGTAATAAAACGTCATAGTTTTAGGTTTTAAGTTTATATTTGGTTTTACGCTCTTAACCGAGCAGGTATATTTCTATTATTACTTGTTTTTTTTGTTTTTTACGCTACAACTAAGTTTCCGGAATTGTCTATGCTTATTTTTCTAGTAGTATTGCCGTCTGGAGACACTAAAGTAATACCGTCGCCAGGTCCTGGTAACTTAGCACCACTAGATATAGTTTCTAATTTTGAAACATTTAAATAATAAAGCTTTACTCCTTGACCATTAAATCTTGCTAAATTATCCGTGCCTTCTTTAATCCAAACATCGTTAGAGCCTTGTATTATTAAATCTCCAGTTCCAGTATCGCTAATATAAGAATCAGTACTATCGTGATATATTTGTAAATCAAAACCAGTTCCAAAAGTTGCTCTAGAATTATCAGGAAATACGGTATATACAGTTCCTGCTGATGCCGCACTACCATCTAATCTAAAGTATTGAGAAACACCCCCACTTCCATTATCACACTTAAATATTATATCAGAATCATCATCATTGTTAGTAATAACAATATTACCGTTATTACTTAATATGCTGCTGGATGTACCATCGTGGCTTATTCTAAAATCAGCACCATCTCCAATTAAAAGTTGTACATTATCTGATAACTTAACATTTTTAGAAAATAAAGTTACTTCATCACCACCATCAACTCTAAAATATTCAGTTAATCCACCACTACCATCATCACATTGAAAAGCTATATTACTATCATCAGCTCTTTGCTGTATTGTAAGATTACCAGTATAATTTTCTATTTTACTATCGCTGCCATCGTGTGAAATTCTTAAATCATTTCCAGAGCCAATAGTAAAAGTAATATTATCTTTTACGTTTACATATTTTTGACTTCCATCTAACATTAAGTATGTAGTCATACCACCAGAACCATCATCACTTTGAAATATTATATCTCTATCGTCAGCACTATTTGCTATATATAAATCACCTGTATTATTTTGTATAATGCTATCTGTAGCGTTATGTGATATTTGTAAATCAAAACCCCCACCAAAATATGCCACAACGGTATCATTCCACATTACATTTTTTTGAAATCTGTTTAACTCAGCGCTACCATCAATGGTATAATAACTGGTTACTCCTCCACTTCCATTATCGCATCTAAATATAATATCTTTGTCATTAGCGTTTTGCTGAATGTATAAATCACCATTTATATTATCTATTTGATTTAATGAAGCGCCTGAATTGTGTTGTATTAATAAATCATTGTTAGCGCCAAATGTTAAACTTTTATCATCAGGAACATTAACCGTATTGGTATTACCATCAATAACGAGCATTTCAACACCATCGTTTGGCATTAACTTTAATTGTGCACCTACATTTAATAATCTTGAATATGCTGTATTATCTTTTATTCTTATTTCAGCAATAGAATCATCTGACTCAAATTGTGCTACTAAATTTTCATTTCCAGATTTAACTTGCAGTTTTACTGTAGGGTTTAAAAAACTATGGCCAATTCCAAGATTACCAGCATCAGTAAGAACCATTTTGTAACTTTGAACTGTATTATTAAAAAATGATAAACCAGCTGTTATTTTACCAACTACAAAGTCGTCACCTGGTCCTGCAAAATTTACACCAGGCGCTCCACCTTCTAATTTTATTCCATCGAATCCACTACCTATATCTGCTGAAAATTTAAAGCTATCAGATCCATCTACAACATGTAATTTTTCAACTGGACTAGTGGTTCCAATACCTACGTTTCCTGATGAGTTTATTGTTAAATAATCAGTTGAACCTACTGAATTACCGTTAGAAATTTTAAAACTATCATTATCACTATTATCTATACCTATAGCATATTCTATTGTTCCTGAAAGTCTAAAAGCTAAAGTTGCATCACCAGTTCCGTCTTGATCTATTAACAACATTCTACCAACCTGATTATCGTTACTTCTTACATGTATTCTTGCTTCAGGCGATGTTGTTTTAATACCTAATCTCATATTAGTATTATTCCAATAAAAATCATTGTCACCAGTTACAGAGTTTACACCATTCCAGAAACTAACTTGACCAGTAGCGCCCGCACCTTGTACAAATGTTTGATCTATTTTATCCCATTTATCAACACCGCCAACTTCTACAAATACAGCCCAGTCACCAACTTCCCAGTCAGTAATACCATCTAGGTTTGTATTACCAGCTACAGATACTACATAGTAATTACCTACAGTACCTGTTCCCGATGCTAATGTTGGAGTATTTGTGCTAGCGTTCCAGTTACCTTTAAATACAAGACCTGCTGGTATACTTGATATTTGTTGATCAACGTATTGTTTTGATGTAGCATGCGCATTTGCTGTAGGTATAAGTGGTATTTCTACATCACCTGAAAAATGAGATGGAAGCGTAGAGTCAGAATTAATTGCTCTTGCTGTACCTGTTACTGGAGTGGGAACAGGATCATTTTGTATTTGTAAGTATGCAAAGTCACCTTGAAGTGTTCCACCACCTGGATAATCAAAATCTAATAAATTAACCGCTATATCACCTGAAACATTACCAGAGTTAAATGTAACGTTGGTATGTTGGCCTTGTAAAAACTCTACATCAACAGCAGTTCCAGTATCCATAACAGAAGATATATTATTACCTATCATATAACCCAAATCACCAGTCGCTGTAGCTGTTACTCTAGCTTTTGCTTGAGCACCGTATAATGAAGACCAAGTAGCATTAGTACCAGAACCATCATACCTAGCTTCTGTATATGCACCGTATAAAACGCCATCATAACCATTAGTTCCTTCAAACTCAGCTTTTGTATATAAACCATAATTATAAGAACCTTTGTTTGCGCCAGTGTGTTTACTATCACCATATAATGCAATGTTAAACGCTCCTGTTGCTGTACTTGTTTGATTAGCTCTTATTCCATGTATTGGTCCTGATGTGCCTGTTGGTGATGATGTAGATAAAAAAGTACCTGCTAAATCTATTTGCGTAGCATTTTCAGTCATAATAGAATCACCTAGTAAACCAGCTGGACCGTCAGTCCATTTAATTATTGCATTGGTTGTACCAGTACCTGTACCAGTTGAGGTAACAAAATCTGCTAGATTTTTTAATGTTAATGCTTTTGTAGGTTTACCATTAGCACTCATATCGGAAATGATCATAAGATCACTAGCCTCTAAGTCACTAGACGAGTTTATTTGTGGATAAGTGTATATTATTGCCATGTGTTATGAGTATATTCTTACTTCAAATGATGCGTTTTGCATTGCGTTGTCGATACCACCAGTAGTTAATGTAATTACCGTGTCACTAGTTCTTGTCCATTGCGGAGGTGTATTACCACCAGCTACATCAATACCATTATTGTTAAATACTATTGTTTTATTCACTGTAAAAGCACTACCACTAGCAGTCATTGTATACGTGCCACCTGCTGTTCTAGCCCAAGTGTACGTGTAACCAGTGTTGTTTTTTAGTACTGTTGCCACTGGAGCTGCGCCACCAGCTTGTGTTAATAACGCTGTATACACTGTATAGCCTACACCTGCTTGCACAACTGCATCTACTGTAAAGTTTTTAGTTGGATTTGTTTGGTTGGTACCACCTGTAGTCTTTTGTGTACCTAATAGTAAGTCTTCACTGTCTGGAGTTGCTTGTTGATATGCGATTATTCTTGCCATATTTTAATTTTTTTGTCTATAAGTATATACTCACACAAAAATAGGTAAATTTACTTTATCGTATGTGATATAGTATATCTATTATATAATATATTACTCCTATCTAGATATTATACGTAGTATAATATCATAAGGGGGAAGAGAATTTAGAAAAGTTGTTGCAAATAGAGAGGTTTAGCGTCCCCCCTACCTGTTTTTATTTTCGTTTTTCTTGTAATTTACCTTTTTTTTGGCGGCCCCGCCTGTTTTTTACACATTTTTTACATATTTTTTCGAAAGTTAATACTAACTTTGTTAGATAATATAAATGTAAGTATAATAAATAATTACTATGCGTATAAATATATATGACATAATGACATACAATGACACATTGCGCAATGACACAATGACATTATTATACACTAAACAAAACAACACTTTTAAAAACGAAACTAAATACTAATAACATTAGATAATACTAATATAAATAATAAATAATAATAACTTAAAATTCTAATTATGACAAACACTATTAACTCAAAAAGATTTGTAGTACGTAAATCTTTAATCGGTAAAAACACAACTATTAATGTTGAATTTAAAAATGGTAAATCTTGTACTTACTCTCATGATAAAGTATATGAAATTATGAAAGATACACTTACAAAATTACCTTGCTGGTTAAAGTATAACTCATATACAAGTTCTACAAATGTACCTGTAAAAGTTAGAGAACTAGTTGAAGTAAAGTAAACTAGTCTCTACAAATCTAGTCTTGGAGCAGAGGTGGGTTTCGATTACCCACACTAGAGCTAAACATATAACTATGCGAATATTTAAAACTTATAACACTAAATTTCAATGTGATTGGTTTCACTGTGAAATAAATAATGAACACTACTCATCACCTCATCGTGAAAATGTAGAGGCTTGGCGTGACGACAAGTTAATCAATGCTGATTACTATAAAGAGTTAGCAAAGTTAACTGATGGTGCTATCGCTGAATACTATGCAAGTAAAACAAGGTGGGATAATTATACAGGAGACTAATATGAAAAGAGATTTATATAGATATGCAAAAGAAAGAAGGGATTTTCGAAATAAAATACGAATAACCTTAGATAATAATAATATAAAATTTAAATATGAATACAATAAAATTTACTTCTAAAACAACTTGCCGCTTAAACGGTATTGAGTACAAAGGTTATAATGTTGGCGACTTACCTAACTCATTTGGCTTCAAAGAAATATATCTTGGTCAAGATGAAGAAGGTAATGACCAGTATAAATTTGGTAAAGACAACTGGTTTAACTACAAAGGTTTAACATTTATAGAAAAACCTTTGCAATGGTAGTAACTAATATGAAAGAATTATGCGAGTATGTTAAGCAGAAGCGTAAAGCTCGCGCAGCACAACACACTGAAATCATAAAAATATATGGTGCGTGTAGAGGTATGGGTAATAGAAGATACAAGTTGCCGCAAAAATCTTCGTTCCCTAAACAATATAAAGCGGCATATAATAAAATATGGAGATGAAAATAAATAAAAATCTACGAAGAGTGCTTGTCACTGTAGCACTAGTTAGTACAAGTTTTTACTTTGGAACAAGAAACGGTGAACAAAATATATTAGACAGGTGGGAAAATAGATGGTTTGAGTCAGATTGGTATGACACTAAATCTATTGAAGACTTCTTATATGACAAAGATTATAGTATTGAACTCGGTGAATAATCGAAACATAATACGAATCAAGTTAGATAATAATATAAAATAAAAAATATGTATTGTAAATGCGGAAACACTGTGCACCCAGTGCGATTAGAATTAGGTTATAAAAATTGTGTTAGTTGTAGTACTACTAAAACTTACTCATACGTACCTATTATCACCCATAAAACTGGTAATACTATACAAATAGTATCACAAGAGGTTTCCGCATCAGTACACAAAGCATGGAGAAGAAAATAAATAAACTATTAATATTTGCAGCAATATATCTAACAGGTATATACTCAGCTATGTATTACTGTTATAAACAACCTGTAGATGAGCATATAAATATTATAAACAGACAGTTAAACTTTCCTAAACAGGAGTGTTATACTGAAAAAGATTTAGAATTAATAATATATGGAAAAGAAAGGTAGAAAATATGTATTTGTACTCGACTATGAAGATGGTAGAGTGTATAGATATGATGTGTGGTTTGATGATTCAGAAAAAATAGAAGAATATTTAGACGACATGGGACACTCAATAGGTAATATAGAGTGGATGTTAACAAAATTTAAACGAGTAATAAAATAATATGGATAGTAGAAAAGCTTACGAGCAAATTAAAGAAGAAATAGTTGACAAAGAGTCAGCTTATCTATGTACTGAAGTAGAAAGAGCATTGGATAGAATAATTAATTACACTGATCCACTTGATGAAACTATGTTCAGAGATATAAAAGCATCAGCCATTAAATTATTAAAAGAATGGCACTTGTAATCAATTGATTATCAATAGATTACATTTGGGTTAAAACACGAAGGACGGTTAATACCCCAGGAAGCGTGGGCACTGTGCACGGTGCAACCCTTAATATAGCGGGATAGAGCAGTGGTAGCTCGCAAGGCTCATAACCTTGAGGTCGTAGGTTCGACTCCTACTCCCGCAACTATGACAAAATGTCACGAAACATAATACGAATATAGTAAGATAATAAAATAAAACAATATGAAAAACACATGGCAACAACTCAAGCCTCATTATCAAATCAAGATTAGACATGCGGCGCACAAGTATCATACTGCTAAAAGACTTAAGTATAAACTTATGGCTTCAGATGGTTGGTATGATTTACAATTAGATACTATTAGAGACATACTAATGTTTACTGACAAGCACAGCTATGATGTTAATGGTGCAGATATTATGTATGGAAATGAATTTTTAAAACCCGACTCAAATGACTAGATGGAGACAAGAACAATTACGACTAGAAAATGCATACGCACGCGCTATGCTTCACGAAGACGGTATCGTAGAAGTTACCACGAAAAGACAATGGAAAAACGGTACACGTCAATTTAAATTACCAACAGGACAAATGTTAGCAACCTACAAATCAGGTTATGTACGTAGATGTGATAGCAGCGATAGAATATGGCAGCTAAACCCTAAGTATCAACGTGAAGTAAGATGGGTAATGCTTAACGGTACTGAACTAGTTACTCAAAGATTTACAACGTGGTCAAGAGCACTGATCTGGTCAGGTTTAGCTAGATTAAACTTCTTACACGAATATGCAAAGAAAAATTACTTAAATAAATAAATATGGCAGAACTATTAACAGATGAGATAATCATCGAAAAACTAAACGAAGAAGACGGTATTATGCAAGAGCCAGATGGTCCTTGGTTACGAGAATATCTATACGAAAATTATGGTGGTAGTCTTGATACTACTAGCGATTTTGTAGATGACAAATGGACTTTAAAAATATACAGCGAATCAACTTATGATGGCTATGATATATTTTGGTGTACATTTGATTCTAAACCTCATATATGTCAAGACGGTTATTACTATGAAGATTATTCTGACTGGTCTGAAAAAGCAATAGAAGAATTAGTTAATGGTAGTAATGTATGGATAGAAAATCATATATGGGACGACATGGAATACGACTTTAATGCTGCACTAGAAGAGTGGTGGCAAGATATATATGAAGAGTTATATGAACAAAAGAAAGAAGAATTATTAGATACAGAAGAATATTATGAAGAAAATTAACAGCACATTACCTGACTGGTTTAATGGTGAGGTATATGAAGAAGGTGAAACAATTACTAATCCTTTTACTGGTGAGTCTTATGACTTAAACGCTGGTGAAACATCTATGTACGACTTAATTATGGGAATTAATTATGTTGGTGATCATAGAGGTTGGGACGATGAATTAATAGAAACACATCAAAAAGCTTTATCTTGGTTTAGAACTGTAAACCCAAAAGCTTATATGGTATTATTAGATTAAACTAACGGGCGCGATAAGGTATTGACCGAGACGTGGTAACAGTAAGCGTAAGCTGAATCCAACCGAGTCATGGTAACGCAGGTTCGAATCCTGCCGCGTCCACTAAAATTTAAATTATGGCAACAAGAAACTTAATAATGGTCGTAGACCGCAAACACAGTAGTAAATACCCAGAAGGTTTTGCTATACATCCTGATCTTGTTAGGCAACATAGTTATGTGAATATGTACATGCACCATGACGGTTATCCTCAGTGGCAAGGTGTGCAAATTGCTAACTGGTTACTAGCAGGTAATAACGGGTGTCAAAATGGAAGTAGACTAGCATCTAAATTAGTACATGATATGTATTATGATAGTTGTTATCTATATCCTGATGCAGAAAATATAGATCACGAGTATAGATATATAATATGGACTGGTGACAAAGATAAAATACATGTAAGTTGCTGGAATCTTTACACTAATGATTGTGTATTTGTATTAAAACCTGAAAAGATTATATCTAAATATTATGATGATATGGAATATACTGACTTTGCTAATGGTGAAACTAGAAATGGAGATAAAAAATGGAATAAAGATGATGTAGCAGAATATAATAGAATTAGGAGTCACGCTCAAAGAATAGTAGATATACTAACCCATGAAGACTAACATAGATAAATATTTCATATTTATTATGAATATAATTATATTATTACATGTTTAAAAATAGAATTACAAACGAAACTTAATACGAAAAAAGTTAGATAATATGACTGATGAACAAATCGAACAATTAGCTCAACGTGTGGCTAAACTCATACTTAATCATTTGCATGAAGGTTTAATACTTGACATGCAGCCTGACGAAGAAGAAGATTTATTAGCAGAACTAGCTAGATGCATGACACTTATGAGTAAGTATCTAGCTGAAGAGCAATATGAAAAGTGTGAATTATTAAAAAAGAAAATTAAAACAATAGAAAAAAAATTAAAAAACCTATGATGAAACCTATGCTTGCACACAAGTTTGATAACAGTCGAGTTGACTGGTCACTACCTGTGTACATACAACCCAAACTAGATGGCGTCCGCTGTCTAATTAAAAGAGTATCAGACTTTCCTGGTCAAGAAAACTTAGCTTCATTCAGTGTAAAGGCATACTCACGAACAGGTAAAGAATTTAAAAACGTTAGGCATATCACAAATGCTTTAAAACCGTTTTTCTTTAACAACCCTGATGTAACACTCGATGGCGAGTTGTATAATCACAAACTTAAAAACGACTTTGAAAAAATTATATCATTAGTTCGTAAGCAAAAGCCTACCGCAGATGATAGATTAAATGCTCAGCACCTTGTGCAGTTTCATGTATACGATTACTTTGATGGTGTCAAATATGACAGCTACAAAACTCGTATGCAACAACTTGTAACATCAGACATATATGATGCTCAGATCAAGTATGTACCTGCGCAATTAGTTGACAGTTATAATTATGCTAGAGATATACATGCTAAGTTATTAAGTGAGGGCTACGAAGGCTCTATCATAAGACTTGATGGTCTATACAAACACGGTAGATCTTACGACTTAATGAAATTTAAAGACTTCAGTGATGCTGAAGCAACTATTGTAGGTTATGAATTAGGTAAAGGCAAAAGGACGGGCACGCTTGGCAAGTTTCTGATGCTAGATGACGAAGGTGTACAGTTCGGTTGTCCACCGGGCAAAGGCTACAACTACAAGGATTTAGCAAATATGTTACTTAACATTAATGACTATATTGGTCAGCGTGCAACCTTTACCTATTTTCAACGAACACAAGCAGGTAGTTACAGACACCCGCTATTTAAATGTATTAGAAATTATGAGTAAATTAATATGGCAACTATACCAAGACAACATGATAAGTTACGAGGTAGCAAACCTCTTATTAGACAAACATTATAATAGATTAGAACATAAAAGATACAAATGAGAAGAAAATTATACGAACACTTAGTAAGTACCAATGTATTTGGTATTAGAGATAAAATAAAACAATTAAAAAAAGGCAGAAAAAAAAGAAATGAAAAAATATAATGTAGCTAACTACATTCGGTATAAAGAGGATTTAAAAGCAAGTATGCCAAAAGATAAACCTTATAAAGATTATACCAGACAAGAACTAATAGTAAAGTTTTTACCATTAGTAGAAACACTAGGTAGAAAATTTTCAACTAGTGATCAAGCTTCAGGTGTTATGAGTATTATGGATATAATACAAGCTGGCAGCGAAGCATTAACAAAAGCAGTTGACAGATTAGACTGGGAAACAGTAGATAAATCTGACGACGTAGAAAAAACTTTAAAATCATTTTTTAGTAAACGTATTAAAGGTGGAATACGTAGACGTATAGATGCCGCTCGTGGTAACATACGTATACCAGAACACCAATTAAATCATATGCGTAAAACAAAAGATAAAAAAGCTGTTGAAATGTTTTTTAATAGTATATTTTTATCTATTGACGCTAAAGTAAATGATGAAGATATATTTAATCAAATACCTGATAAATCAGAACCATACAACATACACTTAATGAATTTATACTTAAAAAGCTTAATGCAAAAGTATTTAGAATTTGGTGAGTATGAAGTATTAAGATTAAGTTATGGGTTAGACTGTGATAAGCACTCAGCCAAAGAAATAGCTGCTAAACTAGGCATTGAAGGATCGTCTAATTATGTACGTGTTTCAGAGCTAAAAAAGCAAGCTGTAAATAAGCTTATAGATAATGTAGATCACTCGCAAGTGCTTGATTATCTGTAAGTTAGATATGTAAATTAATGTTTAAATATGTAATTATAATACTATGACCATTAACGAAAAATTATCACAAATTCAAGTAAGATTTAAATCGAAAAAAAGTAGATTTAATTCCTTCGGTAAGTATTACTTCCGGTCAGCCGAAGACATTTTAGAAGCTATTAAACCCTTTAACAAGGAGTTAGGTGTATATGTCGTAATTAACGAAGAGTTAGTTAGCGATCATGCTATACCTGTATTAAAAACAACAGCAACATTATGCGATGGCACAAGCAGTGTGTCAGCATCAGCATTAGTTGGAGTTGATCTTAATCAGAAAGGTATGCAAACACCTCAACAGTTTGGCTCTGCGTCTTCGTATGGCAAAAAATACGCATTAGGAAATTTATTCCTAATTGATGATACTCAAGATAGTGATGCTACTAATAACCACGGTAAAGATAAACTTACTGATATTAGTAAAGCTAAAACCTATATTAAATCAGGTGGTACTGTAGATGCTATTAAAAAGAAGTATCAATTAACATCAGCTCAAGAAGCTGAACTTAAAACTCTCTAATGAATAAAGAAAATGTAATTGAAAAGTTACGTGATGACAAGCATTATTATGGAGACTTTGGTAAAAAGTATCTAAGTAATTCTGACATCAAAGCTTTACTTACAAATCCTTTAGCTTTAGGAAAGCCTAGCGAGCCTAGGCCTGCATTCTTAGTCGGTGGATATTTTCACACGTGTATACTTGAACCAGATAAACTGCAAAAGTACACAGTAATACCTTCATCGACTAGGAATACTAAAGTTTACAAAGAGATGTCTGGTGGTGAACTATGCTTATTACAACATGAAGTTGATGCAATAGAAAAATTAACTAATATTATGTTAGATAATGATGTTTGCAAAGCAATGATACGTGATAGTAACACAGAATATGAAACGCCAGGTATTAAAGAGATCGAGGGTGAAATGTGGAAAGGTAAAGCAGATATAATAAACCACAATGAAAAATTAGTAATTGATTTAAAAACTACTAATGATATTCAAAAATTTAAGTGGTCTGCTTCTAAATACAATTATGACTCTCAAGCTTATATTTATAGCGAGTTGTTTGGTTATGAAATGGTTTTTATTGTAATAGATAAAAACACAGGACAACTCGGAATATTTGACTGCTCACCAGAATTTTATGCAAAGGGTAAAGACAAAGTCCAACGAGCAGTGGAAGCTTATAGATTATTTTATAAGCAAGATGGTTTTGACCCAAAGCAATATTTTATTAATAAAACCTTATAATATGCCAAGAACTAGAAAAAACCAAATGAAAGTATGCAGTGTAACTGGATTAGAAACTTCTGTAAATAATTTTTACAAAAATCAAAACCATGTTAAAGCTGTGGATAATTTAAGAAGAACTACAAATGCTAGTAAAGAGCAATTGCAGAGAATGTTTAACCAAATTAATCAATACGCGTAATGGCAGGAATTATTAAAGGTAGTATTAACTTATCTGAAATACCTAAAGACAAAATTGTTGAAGGTAAAAAAGGTAAGTATCTACCAATATCAATTACGATTAACGATGAAGTCGATCAGTTCGGTAACTTCGGTCCAATCATAGTTGATCAGTCAAAAGAGGAAAGAGATGCTAAGGTTGCTAAGAAATATCTTGGTAACGTTAGAGTTGTTTGGAGCAACGGTACTTTCCCTGATGCACCAAAGCAAGGCGCACCAGCTCCAGCTTTGAAAGCAGCAGCAGTTGAAGTAAAAGATGATTTACCATTTTAATTAAATCTAAATGCAAGTAGAACAATACGAGATCAATGGATTTGTTATTGACCAGTTCAATCAATATAATCTAGAGCAGAAGAAACAGGGTATATGTCCTCTTTGTTCTCATAATAGAAAACCCGAAAATCGTAAGAAAAAATGTGCTTCATACGACTGGGAACGTGGTCTTGGAACTTGCCACAACTGTGATTCAACATTTCAACTACATACGTATCAACGTAAAGGAGCAACTGATAAAGAGTATATTAGACCAGTTGACCCACCGCAAGAAGAATTTAATATTCCTCGTACTAAAGTAGCTGAGTGGTTTGAAACTAGAGGTATATCTACAGAGACTCTCATTGATTTACAAATCAGTGAGGGTCCTGAGTATATGCCGCAAACCGGTAAGACCGAGAACACTATCAAGTTTAATTATTATGTAGGCGATCAGCTTATTAATGTAAAATATAGAGATGGTAGAAAAAACTTTAAATTATATAAAGGTGCTGAAAAGGTATTCTATAATATCAACAGTATCGTGGGTTATGATAGTTGTGTTATAACCGAAGGAGAAATGGATGTACTTGCTTTACATGAAGCAGGTATTAAAAACTGTGTGTCTGTACCTAATGGTGCAACAATAACACA